ATGTTAGTTTAATGATAAGTGCTAAGGATAACTATTCTGATGCGTTAAAAAAGATGCAGCAGACACAGACGGTATTTCGTAAAGACCTTAGCATGCTTAATAGCGAGCTAGACCGCCTTAACCGGAACAAAATAACACTTAAGACCGATTTAACACAGGCAAAGAACGAGTTAAAGACAGCTGAGCAGGCGTTTAAGGCAACAGGCAATGAAGCATCGCGACTGCAGCTCGAAGCCGCACAGGCAAACTATGACAACATAAAGTCTAACCTTGACCTTGTGAGCAAGGCGGCAAAGCAGACTGAGCGTGACATGCAGAACCTAACTGGTACGCTCTCAAAGACTGAGACGCGTGCAGGCGGAGCAGGGGATACGCTCTCTAAGCTCGCTTCAGCAGGTCTTGGCGCAATGTTTGGCAGGGCCGCCGCTGACGCAGGCGGAGTTATGCTCGGTTCAGCGTTCGGTACTGAAATGGGCGGCGCTATTACTTCTATGCTCTCAGGTGCCGCAACCGGAGCCGCAATGGGCAGCATAGCAGGGCCTATGGGTACAGCAATCGGAGCCGGCGTAGGGCTTGCTACAGGCACGTTACAGGCAGCAACGCAAATGTTCACTAAGCGCGATGATGCGTATAAGGATGCGGTCAGCAAGCTGTACGAGGATGTATTGTCCGGTAGGGCTGAGCAGCTGCAGACAGGAACTGAAATAGCCGGCAGGCGCGAGATGCGTCAGATTTCTTTTGGCACACTTCTTGGTGATGAAACAAAGGCACAAGCATTCCTCCAAGATTTAATTAAGTTTGCAGAAGTAACGCCATTCCAGGAAGAGCAGCTTGCGGCAATCTCTAAAACAATGCTCGCCTTTGGCTATACGTCAGAGCAAATCATCCCTATGCTTACTGCGGTAGGTGATGCAGGCTCGGCTTTAAGCATGACTGGCGAGGATATGGTTGATGTGGCCACTTCGCTTGGCAGGATGCAGATGTCTGGGAAAACGCAAGAACGCTACCTCAGGCCGCTTATGGAGCGCGGTATCCCGGTTTACGAGTATCTCGCAAAATCAATGGGTAAAACCAAAGAGCAAGTTATAGAGATGGTCTCAAAAGGACTCATCCCAGGCGAAAAAGCAGCGCGTGTTATCGCTGATTATATGGGCACTGACTTTGCCGGCAACATGGAAAAGCAGGCAAAGACTTATGAGGGGATTGTTTCAATCCTTGGTGACGTTCAAGTTTCAATCGATGCCGCAATGGGCGAAGGGTTTACGTCCGAGCGGAAAAAGGGTGTTCAAGCTCAGATTGATTATTACGAGGGCGAGGGCGGTGAGCGGCTCAAGGAAGCAAACCGCCTAATTGGAATCTATGAAGCTTCGCTAGTAAATAAGCAGGAAGAGCTTGAGCGCGAGGCAATAGACAATGCGCTTGAGCTTATACAAACACAAGGCATAACCGATTATGCCGAGATGGGAAGGCTGCTGCAGGAAGCTAAAGCAACAGCAGCAATCCAGTATGCTGAGACTGAGGAATTCCAAGGTCAGCATGAAGCGCAGATGGCTCTGATTGGGAAGATCCAAAGTGAGATGACCGAGCCATACTGGAAAGCAGGGTACGAGCTTGGCAAGTCACTTACTAAAGGGATTGTTGCGGCATATGCTAAGCTGAATCTCAAAGACTTTTATTTAGGCGAAAACGGTATCGAAGATTTCTTAATGAATCCACCTCCAGGCAACAATGCATTCGGCATGCGGCGTGTGCCATATGACGGCTACCCTATAATTGCACACGAGGGTGAGCAGCTGCTCACAGCAGGCCAGGCTCGAAGAGGTGATGGAGCCGGCTTTAGTGTTGCTATAACCGGCAACTCGTTTATAGTGCGCGAAGAAGCGGACATACAAAGGGTGGCATCTGCTATAGCAGATGAGCTTGCAGTTAGACAAGCTGGATATGTGGGGTGATTAAGTGAACAGATTGCGCAAGATTGTCTTTGTTGCTGGAAGCAGTGAGCTTGTATTGCCCGTTACACCGGAAGCGTTTGAGGTTGGCCACGGCATAAAAATCGAGACAATAAACATACATGGAGTTGGCGATATTAGGGTGGCCGGGCATACCACGCTCGATAATATCAACATATCATCCTTTTTTCCGGCTAACCCTTACCCATTCGCTGTTGCGCAGTTCGAGGAGCCCTGGGACCTTGTGCGGCAGTTCAAGGCATGGAGCGATGCTCAAACTGTACTGCGCTTTATTATCACAGGCACTGAAATAAACCTGCCTGTGCTTGTGGAGCATATAAGCTATGGCGAGAGGGATGGCTCAAACGATGTTTATTATACTCTTAACCTTGCCGAATACCGTTATGTCTCAACAGGCTATTCAGCGGGAGTAACAGAACCAGCAGTGACTCGTGCGATTACAGCACAGCCTGCAATCCCTAAGACACATACAGTTCTTGCAGGCGATACCTTATCAGCGATTGCGCGCAAGTACTATGGCGATAGCTCAAAGTACATGCAGATTGCGGCAGCGAACGGCATTAGCAATCCTAACCTTATCCGAGCAGGCGCTGTGCTTGAGCTGCCGGGACTGTGAGGTGGCGCTATGCAGATATATCTTGGCGGCACTAACGTAACACAGCTTGTTACTGATGTAAGCACAACTGGCAGCCGCAAAGAATGTGCAAGGACGCTGCGCGCATCCATTGTGCAGTCGCCTGCCGACAATAATCTGCCTGTAGTTAAGGTGAGCAATGGTATGCCTGTTGCTATGCAGGCAGACGGGCAGTATTTTGCTGGGATGGTGTTTAGTTACTCAAGCTCAACAGCATCCAATAAAATTGACTTTATAGCTAAAGACCACGGCATATTTATCAAACGCAATAAAATAACGTACAAGGTCAAGAAACTGACTGCAGAAGCTGCTGCTGCAGATATTTGTGCAGAATACGGAATGCCTGTAGGCAACCTTGCTCCAACCGGGTTCGTGTTCTCTCGTAACTTCATGGGCGTAAGCATGTACGATGCGATTATGACAGGCTATGCATTGGCTGCTGCAGAGAATGAAAAGAAGTACCAGTTGCTAATGGAGGGCACTTCTGTGTCTATTATTGAGCGCGGCTCATACATAGCTGCAGCCATAGCCGAGGGTGAGAACCTTATAGAGGCATCGTATAGCGAGTCAATTGAGAACATGGTTAACCAGGTTGATATCTACGGCAAGGATGGCAAGCTAAAGCAGCCTGTAACAGGCGATACATCATACGGGATAATGCGCGACCAGGTTGTGCTGACCAATAAAGAAGATGGCGTTGCTAAGGCGGAGCAAATGATCCGCGATCATGGTATGACTAGGAGCGGATCTGTGCGCAATATCGGCAATGCTGCGTGTGTTGCAGGGGCTGCGGTTATGATCCGCGAGAGCTTCACGGGATTGTGGGGCAAGTTTTGCATCGAGAGCGACACGCACAACTGGAAAAGCGGCACGTATACAAACACGCTCACTCTAGCCTGGGAAAACACAATGGATGCCAAAGCCGCGGGTGCCGAGCTTAAAAAGGGCAAGTCGCGACCCAAGGGCACTGCTCAGTTCGTTGATCCAGAAGGCAACCCGTATGTATGGGATTAGGAGAAAAAACTATGGAAGACCCGTATATTAAACTGCTTGACACTATGACAGAAGCAGGCTCAGGAAAGGCCCAGGGCACTGTTGCACGTGTGGGAACAGTCATAAGCGTGAGTCCGCTCAAGGTGCAGGTTGAAGGGCTGGAGCTTGATAAGGGCGATATCCTTGTTAACGAGGTGTTGCTGCCCGGCTACAGCCGCAGCGCCAGCCTCGGAGAAGCCTCAGGCACTCTCAATCTATCAAGCAGAGGCATTAAGGCAAAAGACAAGGTGCTGCTTATGAGCAGTGCGGATATGCAGCAATATTACCTGGTGTGCGTTTTGAAGGAGGCATAGTTATGTCAATATTCCCATTCATCCAGCCACATGTATATACAGAGATACCTGCTACAGAGGAGCCACTGCCGCTTTATCGCGATATAGAGTGGAACTTTGAACGAAACAAGCCTGTCTTTGTCCGTGGTGAGCCGGTAATGGTATCAGGGCTCTCTGCGGTTATGAGCTGGGCTTGGCGGGCGCTCCATCAGGAGCGCTTTGTTAATGAGATCTATACTTGGAACTATGGAAATGAGCTCCTGACCATGATAGGGCAGCAATGGCTTCAGGAGACTAAGCTTGCTGAAGCAGTGCGTTATATTCGTGAATGTTTGATGGTAAGTCCATATATAAAAGGGGTTAATGATATCCGTGCGAGCTTTGAGGATGGGCTGGTAACCATAGCCTGCCGGGTTGTAACTGTCTACGGCGAGCAGGGACTGGAGGTTGGACTGTAATGTTCGAGAACAAAACACCGGACGCGCTCCGGGAAGAAATACTAAAAAACACTGGCGCCGAGGTCAGTACAATAGAGGGCAGCTTTGCAAGCGATATGGCTGCGCCAATAGCCCTTGAACTCAGTAAGGTTTATGGCGAAATTGACAGGGCGCTCACAGTTATGTTTGTTGATGGGGCTGAGGGCGACTACCTTGACAGCCGTGCAGGCGAGTATGGCTTGGAACGAAAAGCAGGCACGATGGCTGCAGGCGAAGTAACCTTTAGCGGCACTGACGGGACTGTCATACCTACAGGAACTGTTGTAATGACAGAGGACGGTCTGAGGTATACGACCGATGAAGCCGCTGAAATAGAAAACGGTACAGCTGAAGCACAGATTACAGCGATAGAAGTAGGCGCTGCATATAATGTGCCGGCAGAGCAGGTAGTGCGTTTATATCGCAATCTGCAGGGCGCTGATGAGGTAATTAACCAGGCTCCAATTATAGGCGGCACAGACACAGAAACTGATGAAGCTTTAAGGGCTAGACTGCTTGTGCGGATGCGGACACCAGCCACAAGCGGGAACGTGTATCATTATATGAACTGGGCGCTAGAGGTTAATGGCGTAGGCGCTGCAAAAGTAACTCCGCTCTGGGACGGGCCCGGGACTGTGCGTGTGCTTGTTGTCGGCAATAACCATGAGCCAGTCGATGCAACAGTTGTTCAGGAATGCTCTGCGCATATTGCCGAGCAGAGGCCGATAGGCGCGGATGTCACTGTGTTAAGCGCGGCTGCTGAGCAAATTACGGTTGCAGCAGAGGTTGAATTGGGTAACACAATGCTCGAGGATGTGCAGGCGGCTTTCGAGGAAGCAATAAGCAAGTATCTAAGAAGCATTGCATTCAAGGAATACACAGTAAGCTATAACCGCATTGCATATTTACTGATGGGTCTTGACTACAGTAACCTTTTAGTTAACAACGATACAGTAACCGTACAGATTGGCGCTGATAGCGTGCCGGTGCTTGCGGAGGTGGTGCTCAGTGCTGCTGATTGAGAGACTGTGGGTGTATAGCAATAGCACTGAAGCAAGAGCGATGCAGGACGGCTATCAAGATGCTGTTGATAAGCTCTGGTTAAGCGCCCGGGACGCAACGGCTCAGTGCTTCGTTGCGACTGCTACATGGAGCCTTAACATGTGGGAAGCTTACCTCGGGGTTCCTGATGGCGCAGCATTGGACGAGCAGGTGCGCAGGGAAAGAATTATCTCGAAGCTGCGCGGCAGCGGAGTAAGTACACCGGAGCTCGTTGAGCGTGTTGCGGAGAGCTACTACAATGGCGACTGCGAGGTGACTGAGCAGTTTGCCGACTACACGTTCACGATAAAGTTTCTATCCACCCGCGGTAAGCCGCCCGGGTTGGATCAGCTCAAGGCGGTAATCGAGGAAATTAAACCGGCACACCTTGCAGTTATTTATGTGTTCATGTACACAATGCACGGAGAGCTATCACCCTTTACACATACGCAGCTGCATGAACACACTCACGAGCAGCTGCGCACTTTAATGGCTTAAGAGGAGGTAACATGGCAAAGACAACGAACTATGAGCTTGAAAAGCCTGCAGTAACTGACTATTACGACATAGGCGTGTTCAACAGTAACGCAGATATAATAGATACTAAAATAAAAGCCGCAGCGGACGCGGCGGCCGGAGCGCAGAGCGCAGCGAGCGCAGCACAAGGCACAGCGAACACGCACGCAACGCGGCACAAGACAGGCGGAGCGGACGAGCTCACACCAGCAGACATAAGCGCGGCGCCAGCAGCAACCGAGCTCACCGGCACGCTAAACAAAGACAACTGGACAGGTTCAGCCGCACCATATACGCAGGCGGTCAGTATAGCGGGCATAAAAGCAACAACAAAAGGGGTTGTCGGGCTGCCGGAGAACGCAACAGCCACACAGCGCGAGGAGGCGCGAGCGGCGATGATGCACCTGACGGCGGTCGCGGCGAATAGCGTAACAATAACGGCGGACGGCACAAAGCCAGAAAATAACATACCAATAAAAGTACTGGTGGTGGGATAAATGGGCATTATTAGCAGCTTTCCGGGCGGCGGTAAAAAAAGACTAATAACAGAGCTGATACTATGGGACAAGGACTGGACAGTACCAGAGGGAGTAAAGAGTGTAAATGTAAGGCTATTCGGC